ATACAGAAAAAGTAGCTACTTTAAAATCATCCGATGAAATGCTAAAGCAAGCGTTATACGTTGTGCTTGTACCGGATGAAGTAGACGCTCATGGAGATTTATATGACAGTGAAACTGTACGTAAAGCCTGTGAGAATTTTAATAAAAGTAATGCTCGTGCTAACCTATTTCACATGGTGAATACTGATTCATTTTCTATTATTGAATCTTATATTAGTCCAGTAGATATGGTATTTGAAGAAGAAGTAATTAAAGCAGGTACTTGGTTAGCAAAGCTGCAATTTTCTGATGAATTATTTCAAGGCGTACTTTCAGGTAAATACTCAGGTGTATCTATCGGAGCTATGGCAATGACTGAAAAGATAAAGGATTAAGATGACAACTAAAATTAAAGCAAAACGTATCCTGAAGGATATTACTTTCAACCATGATTCAGCGCACTTAGCATTATGTACCTCTGAACAGGGGACAGCTAATATGATGCCTAAAGCATTACTTCTCAAAGGAGCTAGTTTTAGCCCTGAGTATGTAGAGAAGATGCAAGCTGTTCGTGTGACTATGGATATTCCAGAGTTCCTAGAACGCTTCTTTGGCCTGTGGGGTAGTGATGCAGAAGTACTAGCTGCAATGATGGGCTACGTAGAACCTGTTGAAACTCCAGATATGGAAATTAAGGACTGGGTTGCTGAAAAACTACAATCCTTTGAGATTATGAAATCTCTATATGAATCCAAAGACCTAGAGCAATCACTAGCTGCTCTTAACGAAAAAGAATACTTAGCTTTCTTGATTGACCAAGAAACTATTGAGAAAGCTATCAAAGAATCTGAATCTGTTAACTCAGAGAAAGATACCTCAGTCGCTAGCGAGGTAAGTAAAGAGGTATCTGCCTCTGTAGACAAGTTAGTTGTGAAAGCACCTAGCAAATTAACAAAAGGAAAATCAATGCCAAAAGCTCAAGAACAAGTCATCGAACAAGTAGAGAAATCTAAGTTTGATGCACTGGAACAGGCTTCTGTAGAACTACAGAAATCACTTGACGAAAAACAAGTAGAACTGCAAAAAGCAATGCAAGAAATTGCTGAGTTTAAAGCAGAGAAACTAGCTGCTGTAATCAAGTCCAAAACTTCAGCTATTACTGCTGTTGTAAAAGACGAGAAGCAAGCTGCTGTAATTACCAAGGCTGCACTTCTGATTGAAGATGCTGCTGAGTTTGATGGCTTTGTGGCTGTCATTAAGCAAATGCAAGAACAAGTAGAGAAGTCTGCATTGTTCCAAGAACATGGTGCTTCTGGTGATGCTCCAGAAACCGTACAAAAATCTGCTATCGAAAAATTAATCGAAGCTAAGTTCTCTAAGTAAATAAAAAGGAATAATCATGGCACTAATCGCTACTGAAAATCAAAAGTTTTCTAATGTTGTAAAACAAGAATACAACCCTGACATGGCTTACTGCCGCGCTACGGTTGTTGTAAATGGCCCTGCTGCTACGCTGGCTGTAGGTACCGTAGTTGGTAAAGTAACTGCTACTGGTAAGTACAAAGTATCTATTGAAACCGCAGTTGACGGTTCAGAAGTAGCTGCTGGTATTGTTGTCGTAGAAAAAGCAGTAGCTGCTTCTACAGATACTAATGTTGTTATTATGAATCGCGGCCCTGCTTCTGTAAATAAAGCTGGTCTAGTTCTTGATGCTACTTATGACGATGCTACTAAAAAAGGCGTAGTTTACGCTTCCCTAGAAGCTGTTGGTATTCAAGTACTCAACGCAGTTTAATCTTAATACCAAAGGAATAATAAAATGACTATTCGCTCTTTTACCAATCAGTTTCAAGTAGTAGATGAAACACAGAACCTACTGAAACTTCCACAAGCGTGGACTCTGTTAGGTGATTCCGGTCTGTTCGTTGAAGAAAGTATTTCTACTCAAGTAGCTACTTTCCAAGAAATCAACGGTAGCCTTGCTATTGTCGGTGATGCAGTACGTGGTACTAAGCCACAAACTACTTCTGGTGATGTACGCAAGCTACATAGCTACTCTGTAAGCCACCACCCTTTCATGGATGCTCTGTATCCTTCCGATATTGCTGGTGTTTCTGCTTACGGTAATCTTTCTCAGGAAGAAACCCAAGCTGCTGCTCTACTCCGGAAGATGGAAAAAACTCGAAAGAGTTTCGCAATTACTCGTGAAGTAGCTCGTTTCCGTACTCTAGGTACTGGTACTGCGTGGAACCCAAACAATACCCTAGGTTCACAAAACTTCTATACTGACCTTGGTTATACCCGTAATGAAGTAGACTTCGTTCTAGGTACTGCTACTACTGACGTTATTGCTAAGTGCGAAGAAATCGTTGCTGGTTTCCAAGCTGCTGCTAACGAAGGTGAAATCATTACCCGTGTTACTGGTTATGCTTCTCCTGCATTCTTCGCAAAGCTGATTGCTCACGCTAAAGTAACACAAGCACATATCTACCAGCAAATCGGTCAGAACAACATTACCCAAGAGCGTTCTGGTGGTATGGGTCTGTATCGCAAGTTTACCTTTGGTAACATCAACTTCGTTGAAGTTCCTACGGTTCTAGCTGGTACTGCCCTAGTTACTGCTGGTGATTGTGTATTCGTTGCTGAAGGTACTGACGCATTCGTTACATTCTTTGCTCCAGCTAACCGTTTCGGTCACGTTGGTACACTTGGTCAGATGGAATACATGTGGGTATTCACCGACCCACGTTTGACTGAAATTACTATTGAAGCTGAAAGTAACTTCTTGAACGTACTGCGTAAGCCTCAGTTCGTTGCCCGTGGTTACACTGCTTAATCTCTGATTAGATTTTAACTTGAGAGGATTCTTCGGAGTCCTCTTTATGATAAATTTTGATTTAATTATAAAGGTCTAATAATGGCATTGACATTAATACAACAAGTAAGATTATTAGTCCAAGATTCTACCCCTGGGCTGTATATTGTTTCAGACGATGAAATTAACTTCTTTCTTGAGCGTAATTCTAATAATCTAAATAGAACAGCACTAGAAGTAGCTAAGGTAATTTTACTTAATCTTAGTATGCGTGGAGATAATACGATTGATATTATGTCCATCAAAGGATCTAAGACCGCAGAAGCCTACCGACTAGCTCTAGAACTGTTCATCAAGAGTCCTGAACTCAACCCTATTCTACAATCCACACAGGGTTACTTTGGTGGGGTATCTCTAACTGATATTGATGCTAATAATGCTAATTCAGATAATAACGTAGTTAGCTCTACTGAATCAACTAACCTAGTTCAAACCAGTAATTACTTTGCTGTATTACCATAAGGTTTGCTATGAATCAATTTCTTATAGCAGCTAAACAGTTAATTGCTTTACATGGTGAATCTTGTGTTTATACTAAAGTCACATCTGGTAGTTATGATACTAATACAGGTAGTGTAACTAATTCAGAAATAAAAACTCCTGTTATTGCATATCGTAAACATTTAAAAGCAACCCAGTATAATTATCCTAACTTAATTGGAAAAGACGCTTTAATTCTTTATTTACCTGCTGACTCCATTTTTGATACTCCTACGGTAAACGATAAAGTACAGTTTACTTATACTAAAGTAGATGATTGGCTTAATTACTTCTATAAGAATCAAGACGTTCCTCTTGATGTAGAGTATATAGTAGATACTGTTCAAGAACATACTGCGTTGAATCAAGTAGTATTCTATAGAATTACTTGTATAAAAGGTTGATATGATTAAAGCAGATACTTCTAGAATAGAACAACAATTAGCTGAATATAAGCTAGAAGTAGAGCGTAAGTTAAAGTACATGGTTGCTAACTTTGCGTACAGAGTAGCACAGTATGCAATTAGTAGTACACCTTTAGGTGATAGTGTTAAGTACGCTAGTTACTATAATGCCAGAACAGATTTACCTACAATAGAAGGTTTATCACAAGGTAACTGGCAGTACAGTACAACATCAAATGCTTCGTTACAACTTATTGCTGGTAGGAAAGCTGGTGATTCCGCACTAGATATAATTGAAGCACGAACTTCTGGTTATAAGTTAGGCGATACATTCTATATTGTAAATACTACACCTTATATTGCAGATTTAGAAGCCGACTACTCACCTCAAACAAACGGTATGGGTATTATGCAACCTACTATTGATTTAATAGCTTCTACTTACAAGATTGACTTAGTTCAGTACTACAAACAAGGATAATAATAATGTCACCAATACTAAGTACAAAGAAAGCTGTAGAAGTAAGGTTAAGTACACTAGGAATTCCCACTGCTTATGAAAATGCTGAGTTTACTCCTGTAGCTAATCAAGTTTATCTTAGAGTTCAATTGCAGGTTCAATCTCCAGAAGACCCAACAATAGGCGATTTGTATTATCGTGAACGTACACAATTACAAGTATTTGTATGTAGCTTATTGAATCAAGGTACAGCTTCTGGTATTACTACAGCAGAGAGTATCCGTAGCTTATTTGCTAAGGGTACATTCCTAAGTCAAGATGGTTATCGTATTTATATTACGACTACACCACAAATTAAAGGTAGTATAAAAACATCAGATAGGTTAGTTACACCTGTGATGATTGATATTACTACTGATGTGTTTAACTAATATAGTTAACAAACAGGAACCTGAACCTGATAAACAGGACATTTTGCAAAATGTAAACTAACTTAAATTTAAGGAAATTATTATGGCGTTTTCCACGGGTGTCAACAAAAAAATCGCATTCAAGCAAGAGAGCCAGTGGGGTATATTACCCGGTGCTTCTGGTGCTCAAGTGCTTCGTCGGGTTACTTCTGACTTTAATCTGAAAAAAGAAAATTACAGTTCGAATGAAATTCGTTCGGATTACCAAGTAGCTGTTCTGTCGCACGGTGTACGGAGTGCAGACGGTAGCCTTAAAGGTGAATTATCTCCCGGAACTTATGCTCCTTTTCTCGGTAGCTTGCTAGCTAAGGATTTTGCTGTTAAGGCAGCTATTACTGGCCTTAGCATTACTATCGCTGCTTCTAGTTCTAACTTTACCCTTACTCGTTCTACAGGTAGCTGGATTACGGATGGTATTGAAGTAGGTAACGTAGTTCGTTTAACCGCTGGTACTTTCAATGCAGCTAACTCAAATAACAACTTACTGGTTGTTGTAGTTACTGCCTTAGCAATTACGGTTCGTGTATTATCCAGTACTACTCTAGTAGCAGAAGGCCCAATTGCTACTGCTACTCTTTCCGTAATCGGTAAGAAAACAGCAGTACCACTGACTGGTCACACCGACCAATCTTACGCAATCGAAGAATTCTATCAGGATATTGCACAGTCTGAAGTATATGGTGGTATGAAAGTAGGTTCCGCGAGTATCTCCCTACCTGCTACTGGCTTTGCTACGATTGACTTATCATTCATGGGTAAAGACCTCGTACAAACAGGTACAAGCGCATATTTCACTTCTCCTACTGCTGCTACCACCAACGGTGTTGTCGCTGCTGTAAATGGCGCTGTGATCGTTAACGGTGCTGTTGTAGCTGTTATTACTGATGCTAGCGTAAAGATTGATCGTAAACTTGAAGGTGCTACTGTTCTAGGTAGTAATTCACAAGCAAACCTGTTTACTGGTACGATTGGTGCTAGTGGTAGTCTTTCTGTTTACTTCCAAGACGTAGCATTCCGTGACTACTTTGCAAATGAATCCGAAGTATCTCTAGTATTTGCTCTGACTGTAGATAGCTCTAAGACTGCTGAAGCAATTAGCTTTACGCTACCTCGCTGTAAATTATCCGATTTTTCCAAGGCCGATAAGGATACCGGGATCACGGCTAGCTGTTCTTATACAGCCTTACTGAATACTGTAACAACTGCTGGTTTACCAGCAACTACAGTAGCTATTCAAGATACTGCTGCTTAATAGCTAGTTAAACTAATTAAAGCCCCTTGGTTAATTCCTTGGGGCTTTTCTTGTTTGTAGTATTACTTAGCAGTTGCATTACTTGCATTAATTCAATCACTATGTTAAAATAGCAACTAAGCCCGTAGTTAGTAACTACGATTTATATTAAAACGAAAGGAAAATAATGTTTGATTTAACTAAGAATGACTTATCCGTAGCTGCTGAAGCTGGTTACGAATTTGAACTAACACTACCTACTGGTGAACCTACAGGTGCTTTTGTAACGGTACGTGGTGAGCAATCTCCTGCTGTTAAAGCATATGGTCGTAAGATGTTTAATATCTATCAGCAGAAGCAAAAGATGGCTAAACGCAAGGGTAAGGATACGGATGATATCGACCTTGATGAAGCAGAAGATATGCAGATTGAAACTGCACTTGTCCGTATGATTGGCTGGAAAGGTCTAGCTGAAGGTAAGACTGCTGTGGAGTTTAATCCAGAGAATGCAAAACGAATCCTACGTCAACATCCTTGGATTCGGGAGGAAGTAATGGAGCAATCCAGTAACCTCCACAACTTTCGATAATCAGGATTATGAACAATTAGTTGCTTACGCTGAACAAGAGTTTTACTTAGGTTCAGCTAATGACCCTAAATCCAGACGGTCGCAATTGTTAAGCGCCCAACGCCAAACTAATGAAGATATTCCAGAGTTAGAAGATCAATTAGAACTTCCTGAAACAGCTAACATGGTATGGCGTTGGTTTATTGATTTGAATAACTCAAGACAATCTGGCATGGGAGTTAATCCTATTAGCTATAGTGAAATGCTAAGTTACTTTGCATTGATGAATATAGCACCAATGGAGTGGGAAATTCAAGCTATAAAGACGTTGGACAATATTGCATTAAAGCACTATGCAAAACAACAAGAAGCTGATAGTAAAACTAAATAAATAATAATTAACAGCCTACCTTAAAACGTAGGCTTTTTCTTTGAGTTTCTTTGCTAATAAGAAATTGAAAGAAGAACTGGATTATAATGAAGCTGGCTAGATCGACGGATTGAAAAGTAAGCTCTCCACTTACCTGCCAGTTTTATCATTGGAGTAAGCTGGGAGGGAGCGCATGAAGTACTATGTGTATGTACACCGAAGGAATGATACCAACAAGATTTTCTATATTGGTAACGGTACAGGTGATAGGTATAAGACTACAGCAAGTAGGAATAAACAGTGGAAACAAATAGTAGAATCTGTTGGATTTACTCCTAGTATTATTCTTGGAAATCTAACTAAAGAAGATGCTTTAGAGATTGAATCATTACTTATTGAAATGTTTGATTCCCTAGCCAACATACATGCAGATAATAGTCCTCATGATTTGAATGCTTACTATGATTTCTTGAATAGTATATTTGAGATAAATTCAGATAGCCCTACGGGATTAATTTACAAAGTAAACAGATATAAGAATAAAGGAGCTATCTCCAAGGTTAAAGGGGAGGTGGCTGGTAAAGTCGCTTACTTACCTAATGGTAAACCTAGAGGTTATGATGTTAAGATTACGTTTCCAGACGGTACCAAACGCAATGTGCAATGTCACAGATTAGTCTGGTTACTTACCTATAGTGCAATTGATAAGAATCTAGTAATTGACCATATTGATGGTAATCCTTTAAACAACAATATACCTAATCTACGATTGGTTAGTCATAAGCAGAACTCTAGAAATAAGGTGCCTAGGCATGAAGGAGTACCCGGTGTGTATATTAAAAATGGACTACAGTGGGTTGCTGATATGTCCTTAGAATGCGGGACTAGGACTGTTCGTGGTTTTTCAATTAAGAAATACGGATATGATGATGCCAGACAGATGGCTATAGATATTAGGTTAGATTTTTTAAAGCAAATGGAACAAACAGATGCCCCATATAGCCAGAGGCATTCTGCATTAAAACATTAATAAAGTAAATACAGAATGTAAATGCTTAATATAGGATTGGAAATAAAATGGCACTAGACCTTGACTCCCTTGTTTTTAGCGTTGATACATCAGCCCTAGACCAAGCTGTAACTAAAGTAACAGCCTTACAAGAAGCTGTTAGTAAACTCAATACACCTGTTAAACAGGCTGCTATTGATTCAGAGAAGTTAGCTCAAGCCCAAGCTAAAACTGCAAAGGCAACAGCAGATGCTGCCGCTGCTACAGCTAAAGCAGAAGTAGCTCAATCTAAACTTGGAAAAGCTACCAAAGAAGTAGGCGAGTCAACTAAGGTAAATACATCCGTACTAGAACGCCAGCAAAAGATTCTTGAGTTTATGACCCAAGGTTTTTCTAAAGGGCAGTCTAGTGTTTTAGCTTACGCTACGGCAGCGGGTGCTGCCACAACAGAGATTAAACAACTTGGTGAAGTTCTACAAGTACAGCGTAAGTTAGTCGGTGGTGATCCTTTTGATAAAAGTACCTCTGGGCTTATTGCACTTACTAATAAGTTAGGTGAAGCTAAAGAAGCCAATAGATTATATACTGCTGGAATTGAATTAACTAAGTCACAAACTAGAGATTTAGCAAGAGATAAAGAACGTATTATCGAAGCTATGAAAGTAGAAGGTGCTTCTTTAACGGACATTAAAGAAAAACTACGTGAACATAATGCTGCTTATATTAAAGTAGCTGATAGTATCAATAGATTAGATGTAGCTGAAAAAGAAAAGATTAAGACAGATCGTAGTCATGTTAACGCAAAGCAAGCGTTGATTAAAGAAGATCAGCGAGTCCTTGATGTATTATCTTCAATGAGCGGTGCCCAAGGTGTTAATAAGGCTAGTACAGAACGGTCAGCAGCAGCTATTGCGAAGTATGCAGCTACATTACGTACTGCTGGTGTGGCTGGTACTGATTTTACTGCTAAACTAGATGCTTACAAACGTAAGATGATTGAAGTAGCAGCTATTGAAGAAAAGGCTAAGGTAAGTTATGTTACTCGTGCTGTTGGCCCTCAGTTAACAGATATTTTTTCTGGATTAGCTACAGGTCAGCAATCTCTATACACCATTATGGTGCAGCAGGGTGGTCAGCTAGCTGATCAATTCGCCTTAGCTGGAATTGAAGCAGGTAAGATGGGTAGTGTTTTAGCTAATGCCCTTCCGCAAATGTTTAATAACATTAAATCAATTGGTGCAGCACTAGGAGAAATGCTAATAGGTGGATTGAAATTAGCAGCAGCTAAAACATTTGAATTAGCTGGAGCATGGACAGGATTATCCGCTAGATTTGAAGCAGCAAAAGCTAGTTTAGTTGCTGTTGCTATGGATGGTGGTTCAGCTTTCTCTGGCTTAGCTGCTACTATTCTACGTGCTTCTGCTGGTCTTGGTACATTTGCTATAGCATTAGCTGCTACAGGTATTGGTGCATTGATTATTGCATTAGGTACTATGGCTGTAGCGTTTAAACAAGTATATACTGAACAGTCAGAACTAAATAAAGCTATGGCTTTAAATGGCGGTCAGATTGGAATGACGCAGCAGAAAGCCTACGACCTAGCTGCATCAATATCTGCTGCTGGTGGAAGTACCCGTTCTTACCTAGAAGCTATTACTGAATCAGGTAAAGCAAGTAACATTACTGCTGATAATCTAGAGACTGTAATCCAAGCTGCTGTACGCATGAAATCCAAAGCTGGTGTAGCTATCGAAGAAACTATAAAACAGTTTGATGAACTAGCTAAAAGCCCTACAGAAGCATTGACTAAACTAGCTATTTCCTTGGGTACAATTGACCCTGAGATCGTTCGTGTAGTCAATTCCTTAGAACAACAAGGTAAAGAAGCGGAAGCAGCAGCGATTGCTACTCGTGCTTATGCAGATGCTACTGAAGGTGTAGCTGATACAATTAAAAATAACATGGGAGTACTGGAGACACTGTTTAGCACTATTGGTTCTGCTGCTAAAAAGATGTGGGATAATATCCTAGGTATTGGTCGTCCAGATAAAGCTGGAACTAATTTAGAAAATCTTAAGTCGAAACTAAAATCTCTACAAGAAGAAGGCTCACCTACTTTCCTAGGTCTGAGGACATTATCACCTGAGGGTGTTCAGTTCCAGATCAAAATGACTCAAATGGCTATTGACGCTATTGAGAAACAAGATAAGGC